CGGGTTAATCCGAACGTCGTAAAGATCGTCTCTTTGCTGCGAAGTAAGCTTTGTTCTTACATTTGTTACCGCAATACCGCCGGCTCCCTGTGAAAGGCCGCCGCGATTAAATCCTGCTGGTGCAAACCAAAGCTCTGTTCTAGCTGCTGAGGATCCTAAAGTGCCTAATCCGACGACAGAAGGAGGTACCCAAAGCATCTGGCCCGAAGGTACATCGCGAGTCTGCACCCATGGGTAGAAAGCACAACCGTAGCTTGAATCTGTGGTTCTACTTCGCATTGAATTAACCGCAGTCGTAACATTTGGAAGTATTGGATAAGTGCTAGATCCGTCGCCTTCATGAACTGGAATGTAATCATTCTCAACGTCGATAACAGCTAAAGCATCCCCACGCTCTTCACAATTTTCAATCAATTTGTTTGTGAATGCAGGCACTGTAACACCTGGCATCGCAGCCAAATCATATGTAGTTGTTTCTGCGTCTGAAATTATGTTGAGTGCGCGATTAATTGAATGTCTAGCATAATTTGTTAAGTCGGTGGTGCCGGTCCATGATCTTGAACCGTCAAGTGTGCTATTGCGGAAAGGATCGCCTTCTCGAATATTTAGCCCATCTTGGCCGCCGTGCATCACAGTAGTAAATTTATTAACTTTTCTAGTATTTACTAAAGCAGCTGCTCCACTAAGAGCAGTATAGGATTGTCTTCCAGCTGCGTCTGCGCCGGCTCTAGATCCAGAAACATGAATGGCCGGCGTTGTTTCGGTAATACTGTTTGCGGCCGCGGTCTCGCCGGCTCCATCCGCTCCAGAACCAGAAATAACAATGTTATCTAAGGTAAATACATATTGATGTTGTGTATATGTTCCGGGAACGAAGCTGCTAATGCTCGGTGGCTTCTGTCGAATCAAGTCAATCGTACTATCATCAAAACGATTTGTTGAGCCGGCTTCTAAACAATTAACACCAAAAGTAGCATCTCTGTGTTTTGTGAAGCCCATATCGCTTGAAGAAACTATCAAGGATAGCGCCGGGAAATCACCTTGCAATAGCGCGCTGCCGATGCTTATAGGATATCCGGAGCCGGGGCTGCCGGCTTCGTAAAAGGCGCCGCCTGTTACTGGCGTGTCAGTTGGGGCAATTGCAGTTTCAAAGGTGATATGCCTCACAGGATTGTAACGAAGGGGCCCTTTGACTCCAAAGGGAACTAACGCAGAATTTTCTGATCCAGCTGCAATCGCTGCATTAACTTTTACGCGGACATATTTTGAAAGATTATCATAATCACCATACTCAACTAATCTCTGAGTTGCAGAATCATATTGTTCATATTTGTCGCCAATAAGACGACAAATGTAATTTGAAGAATTTGGATTTAAATTACAGCCAGAATAAGTCTCTAAAACGACTGGTCTTACATCTGAATCTTTAAGATGTCGTAATTCGACTGTAAATGTCGGATAAGGATTAACCGCTTGTTCCTGAGCAGACGGAATACGAATATCTTTAATTGACACCTTCACTCTACTCTGTGTTTCAGATCCGTTTGCAGTAAGTCCAACAAACTTAAATAATTCTGTTGTTGATGAAGCTGGATTGAAGTTTCCAGCAGGAGCAGATATATCCTGAGAGATAAACTGGCCAGTTTCTGATGCCTTTGGGCCTCCATCTGCGCTTGAATAGCCATGCCAATCATTTGTCGAAAAGGAGGCCTGTTTAAGCCCTAAAATCATTCCTATATATGTGGTCGTATCTAACGCATTAACTGCTTTTTCGTATGTTTCACCAAGCCAGTAGCCTTCGCGCCTCGCTGAATCTTCTGTGAAATCGTTTGTTCTAATTGGGTTTGTATTAAATACTTTGCGAATAAACTTCGAACTGCTAGGTGTAAAGTTAAATGACTTAGCTTGGCCGATTGAATTTGAACCAGTAATCATAACTTTGAATTCAGCGCCGGCGCTGCCGACAATCACTGTTCCATTTTTTACCGTTTGTGTCGTCGTCACATTCGCGGCTCCACTTAAGACTGGGGCTGCACCAGTGCAGTACCAAACTGCTGCTAATGTACCAGTCAGCTCAGCGTTGACACCGGAGCCCGATGGGAAAACAAAAAGTCCAAGGGCGCCATTCTGAAGCGGGTTCGAAGGGGCTTTAACTGACCAGCCGGCTGCGCCTGCTACTTCAGAAGTTTGGCTTGCATTGGTGTCCTGTGCTCCCAATAGTCGAACAAATGTAATAGGATTGTTGTTTGCTAGATAAGCTTTGGCAGCATACGTTCCGTACATTGGTGTAGTAAGATTTCCGTTTCTCCAAACATCGCCGGCTTGTCCACCGGCAACAGTGTCACCGAAAATTTGTACAAACTCGTTGTAAGAATGTACGCGTGTTGGTTTAAAAGACGGGCCTTGAGCCGCGCGTCCAATAATAATAGGGCCATCGTCGTTGGTGCCCGGGGTGGTAACTTGTGATTGATCAACCTCGGTAATGAAAACTCCGGGGGATACAAAACGATACTTATCTGCTGACATTATATAATCTCCTTTTACAAATTTAATTATGTAAGATTGCTATAATAAATAGTAAATAAATCTTCAAAAGGTAAAATCTTCAAGATTTATAAAAACTATCGTCAGTTGTATCATTGTCAACATCAAAAACAACGCGCTCTCTGCCGATCTTAACCTCAACTGCATTTTGAGTTTTTGTTATCTTTGGAAGGCTTTCGTTCGGGCCGGCGCCATTAATATAGCCTAGCACTTTTATATTCATTACAGTATGAAACGTTCTTTCATCTTCGCCTAAATCAGATATCGTGTTATCAACTGTAAAATCGGACTGTACAAAGCACTCATACGAATGGTTATTTCTAGTTGCAAGAAAATAATTCGAGTTGTTTGTTGAGTCGACTAAGTAAGCTATAATATCATTCATTTGCTGCTGGTACTCTGTAAAGCATTCAAGCTCATATTCTATCTCTAGATAAGTTGGTACCGGCATTGTAATTGTTTCGTATACTACTTTTTTGTTTTTTCTTTTGAAGTTTTTATCTTTTGCGCCCTTGCTTTTTCTGAACGCGTCGGCAGTAGCAAATTTATTTGTATCGTCCTGAACAATTCTTCTTGCAATAACAATATCTGATTTTCCTATTTGTCGGGCTCGGTCCAAAGGAGCAAAAAACGCTCCTCTTTTTGTACGGTCTTTTAATATTCCTTTTCTCTCGATAGTAATCGCAGGGTAAATAACAGCTCCCAAATCATCGCTCTTCATAATAAAAGTTTCATCATCTGTCCAGTTTCTATCTTTTCTATTATACGCGCGTTCGGAGCCGACCCAAGATACCGGGACCGGCTTGAAGCCTTCGTTGGTTGTCGTGCTAATATTTAAATTTTGAAAAAAGTCATACATAGCAAAATCAATATTTTCCATCGTTGAAGGGAGAAATATCTGCTCTTCAATAACAGAAGGGTCATCTACTTTAGTATACTTGTAATCAATATCTTTAATATCAGGTGGCATCGAATAGTCCCTTTCTTGCTCTTACACATTTAGCAGAAATCTCAAACCTTTGGTCTGCTTGTCCAAATAATTGTGTTGGTTCATTTAAAGTAAGTACTTCATAAAAGAAATCGCTATACAGAACAAAGTCACCTTCTCGAACGAATATATTTTGATCTTCTGTTAGCCTTCTCTTATGAAAGTGGATGGTCAAAGAAGTTGTTACATCTAGGCCATATTTATCAGTTTCTGTCTTAATTCCTTCCCAATCTATTAAAGCGAATACTCTGACTGGTGGAAGAAACGTTTTTTCTATTGCCTCGCCGTATAATGGATGAAAATTTGTGTTTTTGATGTCAATTGCGTAATAAAGCAGTTGCTGGCCAATAATTCTTTCGACAAGTTCATCGTTTACCTGTTTTACAAGGTCTCTTTCTTTCTTGTTTAAGAAAAGCGGGGGCGGTGGAGCGTCTGGTTGTTCCCATTTATTATCTGCCATTTAAGTTACCCCACATACACGCCATATGGAACAGTTTTAAGTATTTCGTTGGCTGACTTAACCAAATTTGTTTCCGCTTCTGCAATCTTCGCGTAAGTCATCTCCGATAATACAGTTTTTAGCTCTTCTCTTAGTTTTTCTTGCTCTTCTTTCGCTTGACTAGCTAAATCTGTTGCGTTTAGTGTAACTGATTGGCCAGGAATTGGAATTGTAGTAAATTTACCTCTAATTTGTGACAACATCTCCTTTGCAAGAGCTAAAGCAAACCTTCTAATCCATTGTTTGCCAATAGAATTGATATTCTTGTAGGGAATGTTTGCAAAGGGCAATGTATTCATATTGTTTGCTCCTTTTCTTCCCGTGTCTAGACTACCAGAAACTTCTGACCATGGATCTGTTTTAATTGTAAATTCAACCCAAAATCTATCAGGAGAATGATTTCCTGGTCTTGGAAAAAGTCTTAATCTATTGTTTTTAATCTCGTAAGAATAGTGTGAGTTTCTTGTATAAATCGCATCTTCATAAGCTATCGACTGCAGCTTATTCTGCCAAGGTGGAATTACTTCAAAAGTAGAATCATCAGCGTACATACCATAAGTTGAAAGATTACCAATAGCGTTAATACCACCGTAATATCCAAAAAATCTCCACATAGCGTGTGCAGTTTTATAATATACGCGGCGGATAGTTACTCTACTATCTCCAACTTTGCCGTAAAATGAAGAGCTTGCATCGTTAACAGATGATGAATTAATAATTTTTTGTAAATCATAGTCTTGTTGGCCGTTAACAGTTGCTAATGACGCCGAATAAATTGGCTCTGAGCCTCCTAGGCCTGTCTCTGTGATTGTTCTATCTGCAACATTTCGCACATATCCAAAATCAAATTTTGGATATCTTAAACTAGCGCTTAATTGTGCCACCGACGTTTCTTTGATCTCGCCATCATGGTCAAATGTACCTGTAATAGCACCTAGACCGGACGCAAGTGCGTTTTTAGCCTGATGTATGTTGACTAGGTAAGAATACTCTAAAACTGCCTCTTCATAGGCAGCAAAGATATTTTTCTGAGTAAGCTCAATATCGAGTACATCGCCACCTAATTTTCTGTAGGTGTAATTAACTTGGTCTACAGCGCCCGAAACGAAATCAGTGTTTGACACGTAGATTCCGTATGGATAATTAACAGAATCTGCAGCTGTTGTTAAGGATCCCGTTTCCGGCAAAACAATTGCTGGCGTTGTTTGTGTTGGTGTTAGTGTAGGTACAGCCATTCATCAGATCTCCTAAGCTTACTATGTAAATAGTATCCCATACGGAGTATCAGGATTTTTTAGTTGTTTTCTTGGGCGCAGATCTTAAAGGAGCTTTTTTTTCTGCAGCCTTTCTTACAGGGGCCGTTACATTTTTTTTTGGTGTTGGAGTATCTTCTGCAACAACTTCTTCTGCAACTTCTGCCTGAACTGGCTCTTCTGCAGCTGTAGCAGCTGAAACATCTGACTGTTTTGCAGCCCATGCTCTGATGATAGGATGATTGGCGTACTTCTTGCCGTACTTAGCCGGATTTGCTTTCATTCTTCTTTTTTTGCCCATGATGAGTCTCCTTGTTCCGTTATAAATAGTTAAATATAAACTAAAAATCTTAAAAATTGACTGCAAAAAATTTTAACCTATTTGAGTTTTTAAGCTTTTTCTACTTTTCGTTGTTTTCTTTAAGAGATTCTAAAGTTGCGCCCACAAGTTCGTGAAAATGCTTTACTAATGCATTTTGTGAACTCTGTAACTTCTTAATCCTGTCTTCTAAATCGTCAATTCTTTTGTTTGCTTCTTCTAAATTATTTTTTTTCACAATGAACTCCTTTTGTTCATTATAGCAAAATTAAACGTACTTTTAAATAAAAAACCCCCAACCTAGAAGGAAGGGGGTTATATAATTTATAATATTTGAATAT